TTGCCCTGCAGTACCACGAGGTTCGCCTAGACATTGACTGCAGCACCAACTACGCCAACTGGTTCAGCACCAATCAGCCCATCATCTGGGCCAACTACGTGTTCCTCGACACTGAGGAGCGTCGCCGCTTCGCCAAGAATGGCCACGAGTACCTGATTGAGCAGGTGCAGCACACTGGTGGTGACTCACTGACTGCCGGTGAGTCCTCCCCCGCCACCATCCGCCTGTCCTTCAACCACCCAGTGAAGGAGCTGATCTTCGCGTACCAGAACTCTGGCTACGCCGGTATCACTCAGCCCAACGCTCTGTGGAACTTCAGCTCCAACTGCGCGAACGTGCAGGTATCCACCGATCTTGCACTGTTCATGGGCGCTAACGCGTTCATTCGCACTACCGAGACCGGCTCTCCCCAGATGGTGCTACTGTCTGGTCTAGGCAAGGGCCCCGCTGGCTCAACTCTGAGCAGCGCTGCCACCGCAGGCCTAGTGGAGGATGGCGCTGCTGGTAATAACCTGGAGGTTGGTCCTCTCTACCAGTTCAAGCTGATCCTCAACGGCCAGGACCGCTTCAAGGAGCAGTTCGGTAAGTACTTCAACCAGATCCAGCCGTGGTACCACCACACCGGTAACCCGTACCCGGGCATCTACTGCTACAGCTTCGCTCTGCACCCAGAGGAGCACCAGCCCACTGGTACCTGCAACTTCTCCCGCATTGACAATGCGCAGGTGCAGGTGTGGCTCAAGTCCCCGGGTGGCAGCACTGCCAACACCGATGCAAGCAAGATCCAGAAGCTGTTCGCGGTGAACTACAACATCCTGCGCATCCAGTCTGGCATGGGTGGCCTGGCCTTCAGCAATTGAGGGAGGTATAGCGTTCATTCCAAGAAATGCAAACCCTCCTATTGGCTTAAAAAATGTCGAAAAAGTGTACACAGTCGTTCGATCAGTTTGAGGGTCCACCTTGTTTAAAAGGAAAACAAGCCGCGAAAAACACAACTCCTTGTATCAAATACATACAAGGCGTGGTGTTCATAAAAAAACGTTGCTAATTATATGGCGTTCACATTACAGTCGCAGTCGACATGCTGGTTTCATTCAATCATGAATACATTCTTCACCAGTCCGTATGGTCGTGCAGTTCTTATAGAGTCTATGGCGAAATATATATATGATCACGTCGCGAGTCGTGCTGAGCTCACTAATTTCATGAGACCCGAGTTGACATGTGTACGACGTGGTCAACTCTTTTCAAGGTTTAGATTCTACAAGTGGTTGTACAATTGGTTTCTTGCTCCAACGAATAATTTGAGACGGACAAATGTGGTGCGTAATATTCTGCCATATCACCGGACCCTGACACTCAATGAAGGTTCATACCCATCGCATGAGGTTATTCGGATACTCGAAAGACTCGGAATAACCAATTATATATTTGTAAATTTCACAACTGGTAAACCTGCAACTAAGATAGTAGAAAGACCTTACTTTTTATTAATTGGTTCTACCGACTATGAACCTTGCAACTATACCTTACTTCCTTCGGCTGCTTATCATGGATTCCGCCTTGATACTGCATCTATTGGTATTCATCTGGATGGAGCCACTACACATGGTAGACATGCGATAACTGGCACAAAGACGTCAAATGGTGATTATGTGATTATAGATTCTAATATAGATGATGTATTTAAATGCGATTGGCGTGAAGCTAAAAATATCGAACGGAATCAAAAGTATGCCAGAGCGGTTGAAACTACATATGGTAGAGGCATCAGGGTTACCAATGTAAAGTTATATTTTGCCACTTACATGAACCCTGATATCAAAACAAACCTGTATTTCAATATTTCACCTAATAATCTTCGTACCAAGTTGAACTCAGCCATGAATGTTAACCGTCCTCCTAACCGTAGAGTATTAATTACTCGCAATTCTGGAAACACAAACTCGAACTCAAATCGTGGAAACACAAACATGAATGAAAACTCGAATCGTGGAAGCTCAAATCGTAGAAGCTCGAACTCAAACCGTAGAAACTCAAACATGAACACAAATTAATCTCTGTTAGTACTAATGGGTCTACTTCAGAGACTGAGAAATCTTCGGTATAAGCGTAATTTAGTACGAGCTAAGAAGGTGTACAACAAGACGAGGAACTCGACCAAGGCTATGGCTGTTTTCAGGTACAATCCGAATACGTACATTGTGCGTACAAACATAAGCGGAAGACTCCTCACGAACCGTGCCAATCTAGTGAATCACTTGAATGCTCTCGGACTTGGAAATTTCAAGCACGCTTACGTCGCTAGATACAGAAATTAATCTAAGGTAGTACTAATGTCAACTGCCGATTCAGTCTATCAAGGTCTAGCAAATGTTGGTCAAGCCAAGGCTACAATTGGTTTGGCTGTTGCTGCTATAGTAGCCAGTAGTTTATGTGCAAGTGGTGCAGCTGCATATAGCACTGCATCCAAGGAGACTCATACACAAGTAGCCACAGGAGCTGTATCTAACGCATCCTGTAGTGGTAATACATGTAGTATCAATGCTACGTATACAGTTGGTGGAAAATCATACAACATTGATAGTACATCTGGATCACCAGCACCTTCAACCATTCCAGTGTATTACAATCCAACTAATCCAGCTGATGCCGAGACATACAGAGCGAGCAAAACAACGGCATATGTACTTATGTCAATTGGATGTGGTATTCTCCTGATCGGTCTTCTGTCCTATTGGCTCACTAGTCGCTTCAAGGTTTTTGCTGCAGCCCAAGGAGCCGATACTATGTTTGATTTTGCAAGACAGTTTTAAAGAAATGAAACGTATACATATTGGCTCCGTAGCACAATTGGATAGTGCACCAGCCTTCTAGCGAGGAGTTCTCCGAGCGGGCTAGCTGGAGGTTGCGGGTTCGATCCCCGCCGGAGTCGAGGGGAGATTCTCCCCGAGCTTAGCATCAGTGTCCGAGTTGGTTAAGGAGTGAGACTTAAGAAGCCCCCCCCAAGAGATCTCATGGTCTTTTAGACCGCATGGGTTCGATCCCCATCTGATGCAGATTTAGGAGAGCTGTGGCCAGAATCATCAAGTGAGGTTCTGTCCAGAACTCTATTTATTATTCCACGTAATCGCGATACTGGTTGAGAGCTTACCGATTTTATCTCATCTTCAAAGAGCTCTAGGTGGTTGGCGAGTTTCTTTTCGATTGGGTTTCCGCTTTCGAGGGTTGTGTTAAACTCGGAGAAGCACTCCTGTACGAACGTGAGTCCTTCTGTTACTCTGAGCTCCCTCGCGATGGTGAGTTCCTTTGAAATCTTGAGGGCGATTCGGCGCATGGTGATGGATGACCGAAGAGCATTAGCCATGCGTTCATTGAGCTTCATGTACAGTTGAATTGAACCGAGGAATCCTGTGCCACTTGATAGTATAGCGTTCATTATGGAAACGTACTTTTGGTTGATGAAGGAGTTGAGGGCGACGGCTGTAAGGGCATTTACGGCGCTCACGAGCAGAATTGGGATGTTGAACCGAGATGACAGGCGGTTATAGTACGTGTACTCATCTGCATAGTGCCTGTGCATGTGATTGCACTGCTTCTCAATCTTTCGGAGGAATTCCTCTTCAGAGTCAAACCACGTCTCCTCCTTAGGCATTAATATATCCGAATATTTTAGATGTGTGGTGTAGATCCGCTGTACGTGGTTCTCCCATATTTCAACTACTGTGGATTTCAGAAAAGGCGCACCCTATTCATTGAGTTTGTCAAGCGGATATCAGTCAACCCATGGATCAAGATTGTGGTTGTTGAGATGGGCAAGGATCTTCCGAGTCTACCTGTAAGTGTACATCACCGGATAACTCAGGGTAAACCTGTATGGATAAAGGAGAACTTGGTGAATGTTGCAGTTGAACGGCTTCCGGACACGTGGAAGTACATGGCGTGGATTGACGCGGACATTACATTCCTTAACCGTCATTGGGCTCGTGAGACTGTACACGAACTCAAGTCTCATGATGTTGTTCAACTGTTTCAAAGTGCGGTGAACATGGGACCAGATGGTGAAGCGCTAAAGTTGGACACGAGCTTCGTTCACAAGTACCTATCTGGCTCCAAGTACCACAAGACGGACAAGTACGGCCACTGGCATCCAGGGTACGCGTGGGCTTGCACGAACAAGGCTTGGAATCAGATGGGTGGGTTGGTTGACTGGGCTATCCTTGGATCTGGTGATCGACACCTTGCCATGTCGCTCATCGGTAAGGTGCATGACTCGTACCATGGTGGTGTGCATGAAAATTACAAGATGCTCTTGGATGCATTTCAGTCAAGGTGTCACGGTCTTACACTCGGGTGCGTCAAGGGAACGATCATTCATCATTGGCACGGGTCACTCACAAATCGCAAGTACCGTGAGAGATGGCTCGTTCTCGTGGACACCAAGTATGATCCATTGATTGACATTGGGCTAGACACCAATGGGGTGCTCAGGCTTACCAAGGATGGCAATAGACTTGAACAGCCGCTCAAAGACTACTTTGTAGGCAGAGATGAAGATTCTTAGAAATTTTAATCTCTGATAATACAAGTAAGATGACGAATTACAGAAGGATTTATGAAACTGCAGATGTAAAATGTAAGACATGGACCCAATATTATCAACTTAAACATTATATTGAGCATGATGTTGAATTGAAGAATCTAGAAGAACACTGGATTGATACATATTTTCAACCAGTTGCTGTATTTATGGGATCGGATGATGTACTATCTGACACGTTTAAACAGGAAAAACCACAAAATGCTAAAAGTTTTAAAATTGTTCATGCAGGTAAGGGAAGAAATTCTAGCATACCAGCCGACCAACGAGATAAATTTATGTTATATGCACCTAGGATTGTAGGAACGAGCGGAGAAGGTCATTACGTATCAAGATTACCCGATTCCGTATGGAACAATAGAGGTTCAAATAATTATAATGGACCAAACAAAACGTTTGATCCATATGATCATTATCAAATAGATGGAAGCAATCAGTTTTGTCAGACATATGCACTAATGTATCTTCTTGGTAAGGTAACTTATAACAATAAGAAGATTACTACTGATTTTCCTAAATTCTACCAATATACAACAAAGGCATTAAATTTTATAGAATATGTTCTCAAGTTCTACGAAGACACAGAATATGTAAAAAGTATAAAAGAATGTGTACGGATGCTAAAAAGACATCCTTATATGTGTCTTAACTGTGTAGGATAATTGGCTTAAAGAATTACCACACCTATAAGATAGGCTGGCGTAGCTCAGTTGGTTAGAGCGTGTGGCTGTTAGCTAGGTTGAGGCCACCACAAGGTCGCAGGTTCGATCCCTGCCGCTAGCGAGTTCTGTAGCTCAGATGGTTAGAGCACAGGTCTTATGAGGGTGATGCCCGAATGTGTACCTGGGGTCGCGAGTTCGATCCTCGCCAGAACTAGATGGAATTTCCCGCACCTATAGTATGGAGGGTGCGGGGCAAGCGTCTCTTGCGACCCTTATTGCCCGTGGGCCACAAGATACGTACATGATGGATTCAGCCGCTGGGCTTGCGCCTCAGTTTATTCAGTACTCTGACTTTTCGATAGATCAGACGACGTACCCATTTGGAAGTCCACCATTTTTGGGTACAACGCAGATATTCAGTGTGACACCTAAGCAGATTCCAGGGGACCTACTCACAAATGCGTTTTTGAGAGTTACACTTCCACCTGGAACATACATTGAGCAGATTGGACGTGGAGTGATAAAGCAGGTTTCAATGTACCTCAATGAGGTGGAGGTTGAAACGTTATATGACGACTGGTACATTATCCGGGATCAACTGTTTCTCGATGCGGATGAGCAGGCGCTCATGTCCAATGTGATCAACGTCAGTTCCACCACGAGCAATTTTGATCTGTACATTCCTCTGGATTTTTCATGGTGTCGTCGTATTTCTCGGACGAGGTCGGACCATCGCAAGCCCATGTTTCCTATATGTGCAGCATATAACCAGACATTGTACATTAAGATTCAATTTGCGACTATGCCTGAAATGTCTTCGGGTACTGGAGATCTCGTAAGCAATCCAATAATTGTACTTGAAACTGTTAAACTCACTGATGATGAACGTAATTTTTACATGCGTGGTATTGAACTCACAGTAAATCACGTGTACCGCGAGCCAGTGAATTCAATCAGTAGTCAGCTTACTAACATGAATCTTACCGCAAACTTTCCGGTTTCTCTACTGACATGGTTCATTCGCAAGACGCTTAACAGTGGCGATCCATTGTACTATCTAAAACGTTTTGACTTTAGTTACAACAAGTATCCAAATGTTACATTACAGAATATTGATATTTTCGAGTACATCTACATGTTCATCAATAATGAAAATATCACGAGTCGATTCGCTGGTCAAACATTTTATCGTTACCTGCAACCACTTTACTCTAACATTTCAACACCAACCAAGGACATATACATGTATTCATTCGGGCTAAGACCAAATGAATACAATCAGGGAGGGTCACTTGATTTTAGCAAGGCTGACTCATCTACGAGTACGCTTAGTATAAAATTTAACGGCAACTTCCTACAAGATATCTCATTGAATTACACATTCAACATGTTCTACTATGGTTACATTAAACTGAAATTTTCCGGTGGATATTGCACGCTTCAGACTGTTTGAGGTAATCTATAACATCGTTTACGATGCACCACTTGATAAAGTTGAGCTGCGCGACAGTTGTTATAATTTTGCGGGGCTCTGGACCCACATCAAATTCGATTCTCTCCGTGCGACAAAACGGATCGAAGAGCTTCTTGGAGTACCCTACAAGGCTTGACTTGTAGGCCACATGCACCACGAAGGTCTTGCCGGTTTTGGTCGTGTACGTGACATTCTCCTTGCGTGTTACGAACGATTCGAGAGTTCGCAGAGACACTCCACACTTGTGATCCAGAATGTCGAGCAGAACTGATGAATGTGTCGGATCGGCAAAAAACACACGCAGACTCGTCAGAAGCGCGTCAGACCTACTCATTGTCAAAACAGTCAACTAAATCTCTAAGTCCATGTTGCTTGCGGTCACACACTGGACAGCCAGCCATGTAGAAGGGCGGAAGCGTATGTGTGTGCTTAAGCTCCTTTTCCTTTGGTTTCGGTGCCTTGTACTGGTCCTGATGCATGTGGCAGAATCCGTTCGCCCTGGCGCGATTCTTGCACCTTACCTTGTTCTTCTTGCTTAGTCCCATACACGTCGTAGTCTTACCTGTAGAAGCCTTACCTGCATCCATCATGAGCTGCTTCATTGAAATGTCGTACGTCTTGGAAATATACTCGAGAAGAGGCGTCAGGGTCTCGTCCACCCTGCGCTGCACCTCCTCCTCAATCAGAATCTCAATCTGACCAAGCAGTGCCATACTAGTTTAGCGTCGTCAAATTCTAATTCACAAAAATAGCGTTTCGATGTTTACCGGTTCTAGCGAAATGTATAACATTGTTTGGATTTATAAAGTTTATTGGTTTCAGCGTTCCATACTGGGCGATAAGTGGCAGTATCTTGCGTGCTGCATTCAGTCTTGCATTTGGTCTATTCGGTTCTCCCGGTCGATACTCGGGGTACCACGAGTACCTTGTAGGCCATTGGGGCTCAGCGAGAAAATTAAACTTTGGTACAAGTCCAAGTGTCTTGCGAGCGTTTGAAATCTTTGGGTTGCGGTACTCTGCGCGAAGCTTGAAATACTTGCCACCAGGCTGCATAAACTTGTTGGAGTTCAACTTGCTTGGATAGTGCGCGATGACAACCGCATTGTAATACTTGCGTCCCTTGGTGATTCCAAAGACAGACTTGAATCTGTTCTTGAGTGGACGACCATGGTGAGGAGTAAACTCAATTGGATCGGCTGGCAATCTACCATAAAAGGCGCGATGAACCTTGATCATGTTGTTCCAGTTGCCAAGCTGATAATTCGCTGGTAAAATACCAGAATTCTTAAAGTTGTTCATGAACCTCTGCGCAATGGCACGTCTATTACGTACTGGTTGATGTGGATGCGGGTCTAGGTTCATTTTACGATTGTTAAAGAAAGATCTAGTTCCTAGGTTTACATTGTTGCGGTTCTTGGGTGGGTAGTATCCTAGGTTGTGAAACGTCTTGGAGCGTCTCTTGAGGTACTCGTTATACGATTCTTTCATTAATATCATGCGACATTATTTAATCGGTTCCATGAGATCCTCAATGGGGCTCTCAAACTGATGCTTGAGGTAGTACTGATAGTCCAACGCGATACCGTGCTCTCGTACCCACTCTGGATCTTCAGCCTTTTTATACATCTCCTTGGCCGGCTTGCCATTCGGTCCAGTACCAAGAGTGATGACAAACTGGACGCGGTCACCAGACATTGGCTCTGAACCAGGTCGACGCTCCTTGATCTTGTCACGCACAACCACATGTGCCAGGTTATTATTCTTGTATTCTGATCCGAGCCTCTTTGACATGATCAGTCGCTCCATCGGTACTCGGCCATTCACAAGGTCATCACGTTGCTGATCAATGTACTTGGGCAGATCAATCCACTGCGAGTCGAGCAGCATCTCGATAACCTTTTGGCACGTCGTCCGCACGTACTCACAGTTGTCTCGACGCACCACCTGTAGTCCCTTGACATCAACATGATCGAACACAACCTTTGAGCCATCATGAACCCACATCTTGGCAGCGTACCTCTTCTTTGAGTACAGAACATACGGCCAGTAAATCTTTTCGAGTTCAAGGTCATTCGGTCGCTTGAAGATCGCCGTCACTTCCTTGGATGCACGCTCTCCAAGTTTCCAGCACTCCTCGAGATCATCTGGGCCAAACTCAACCATGATAGAGTCCGTGTTCTTAACAATCATTTGACCTACTCCAGCCTGGAAAGTACCAGCATCCGTCTCAAGGTCGTACACATATCCGTCCCACGCTTCATGTAGAACATCAATCTTCTTGATAGCAGTGGGATCCTTTCGCATCGGATCTGACCACGTGAGTCGAAAGACATGCGGCTTATCTTTGCGTGTATTCAACGATACCTGGTGACCCAGCGATCGTAGTAACAGGTAGTACCATTGAGCAGTAATGTGATGCTTTGTATCTATCCGGCGACACCCAATGACTTCAAGGTCTCGACGGCACCCGTCTGTATCGAAGAGTCCATCAAGGAATGCTTGCATATTATCTCGTGATCCAAATACTGATGATGGTATCTTTTTTGCCTGACCGTCATAGCACTCGGTCCTAAAATGCTGAGTGTAACTTTTGAGATCCCGATGACATGGAACCAGCTTGTACACCCCTGAACTATCTATTGTGTCCAGGATTTTGAATGGCTCCTTGTAGATATTTTCTAGAATAGCTTTGCACTTGTCAAGCAAATCAAGGTCCTTATTATTTATCGCCCATGAATACTTGCCATCGTAAGCTCCACATGACCCATCTCCCACAAACACTCCATAGATGTATGCAAGCTCCTGACTAATCTCGGAGCCCATCATGAAATTTTCCGGAAATGAATGATACAACTGAGTCCCAATGGTCACCTGTGAAGGCTTTACCTGATGAAGTGCTGGATCAAGAAGTGAGTGATCCTCAGTGACATCAACACATCCAGTATAAGTGAGAATACGATAAATCTTCTTTTTGCATCGATGTCGGATGACTCGATGGACCCTGGCCCATCCAGAACTCGTCCAAACCTCACCTGACCAATCTGATTGCTCTTTACCTTCAAGCTCCTCATCTGGCTTGAAACCCGGGTACTCGATCCAGTTTGTTCCGAGGCACTCTATAGTTCTTGGTCCATTTTTAGTAAGTACCGGAGTACCTGGCATCACAGAGTCACCGTACCTCACCTTGGCTCCAGGAAAGTGCTCCTCAACGTAATCCTTTGAAGCCTTGATCATGTCTCGCCCCTGTCGCGTCACAGTGGAGGCAATTGGTAAGCAGCTCAGCATACCCTTGAGAGCACCGGTAAAGCCGTACACCGAATTCATGGAAATCTTGTACGCCAACTGCTTCGAGTTGTAAATATTGTACAGAGGATCATTCTTCCCAACCTTACCCATGTCCTTCTTCGCCTGCTTGCGATACAGCTTGAGGTCGGCAAGAATCTTTGGTAGCAAGCTCGGTACGTTCTGTGCAAAACGATACGGCCCATGTTGCTCATATGTGACACCTGG